GGGAAAATACTCAAAGGCCTAGAGAATCGTCGCAAAGACGAGCGCGCCCTATTTTTAGGATAAAACATGAGATTACAAAACGTTTCACGAACACTGTCTGATGGTCTTATTGAGCCGGCGCATGCAATAGAGGTGCTTTGTGCTGCGTGTGGATATGACCTGGATGAATCAGAGCTAGAAGCTGATACCTGTTCGGACTGTGGACAGGCTTTAAACCTTCAGCGTTCAATAGCTATTGAGATTACAACCATTCCTGCTGCGGCAGGGGCAACAATGTAAGAAGGCCTTACATGAAGACAACAATCAAAAAATCTACGGTTAACACCGCGGGTAACTACACAAAGCCTAGTCTTCGTAAGAAGATTGTGTCTCAGGTAAAAGCCGCAGCAACTCAAGGAACTGGCGCAGGCCAGTGGTCAGCACGCAAAGCTCAACTTGTAGCCAAGAAGTACAAAGCGGCAGGCGGAGGCTACCGAGATTGAAAGTTCCACAGAAATCCCTAAAAGATTGGGGCGACCAGAAATGGCGCACCAAATCAGGAAAGCCCTCGTCTAAAACGGGTGAGCGGTATCTCCCAGAGGCTGCGATCAAAAGTCTAAGCCCGGCGGAGTATGCTGCAACAACCAAGGCCAAGCGCAAAGGCAAGGCGGTGGGAAAGCAGTTTGTAGCTCAACCAAAGAAGATAGCAAAAAAAACAGCGGGGTTTAGATAAGTTATGAAAGTCCAAAAGGCCGGCATTGGCGAAGAGATCAAAAAGTCCTACGCAAACGGAATGAAGTCCTGTCCTACTTCGACCATGGATGTTTCTTTGAACCTAAAGAACCGTAACCATGCGATCAAAGAATACGGCTACGGCCCATTAAATCCTGAAGAAGCTTCCACAGAGTTTTGGAGTAAAAAGGCATCCATGTGGGAAGTAACTCCCGTGGAAGCTAAGAAGTCCCGCTGTGGGAACTGCTCGGCATTTATTGTCACGCCGCAAATGATGGAATGCATGACTAAAGGAATCCAGGGCGATGAGCCAGAAGGCGAAAGTTATGCCCCAGAAGTAATTGCATCCGGTAAACTAGGTTATTGCGAGCTGTTTGATTTTAAATGCGCGGGTTCTCGCACCTGCGATGCATGGATTGTTGGGGGTCCGGTGAAATAATCATGGCACTTGCACGAATAGTTCTCAAACCTGGTGTAGACAAACAAAATACAGAGTACGGCGCAGAAGGCGGCTGGATTGACTCGGACTACGTGCGCTTTCGCTATGGCCTTCCGGAGAAGATAGGAGGCTGGACCCAGTTTAATGAGTCCGCGTCTTATCTGGTGGGCATGATCAGCGAGATATACACATGGAATGCTTTGGATGGTTCGCCCTACATGATTGTGGGAACCAATAGAAAACTGTATGCCTTGTACGGTGCCTTGTGGGGAGACGTTACCCCTATCCGTAGAACAGCAGTTGGCGTCACCTTTGACACAATCAATACGTCCACTACCGTCACAGTAAATGACACTGCTCACGGCTGCATTATTGGAGATTTTGTAACGTTCTCAACCGTCACAGGAAATCCTGGAGGCATTTCTAATGCCAGTTTGACGGGTGAGTTTGAGATTCAATTCATTACAAACGCCAATGAATACACCATTGTCTCTCCTGCTGCTGCCACGTCAACTGTTAACGCCGCAGGCACCGCGGATGCTGCCTATCAAATCAACGTAGGAACCGCTGTCAGTACGGTGGACTATGGTTGGGGCATAGGAACGTGGGGCGCGAGCACTTGGGGAACACCAAGGCCTCCCTCTACTTCCATATCCCTTGATTCGCGAGTATGGCAGTTTGACAGTTTTGGTGAAGACGTTGTATGCCAGATCGCGAACGGTGGCATCTATTTGTTTGATACAAGTGCAGGTATTAGTACCCGTGTAACGGCTATTTCTGGCGCTCCAACAAAGAGTACGTATGCCTTGGTGTCCACACCTGATAGGCATTTAGTGTGTTTTGGCACGGAGTCCACGATTGGAACGCCTGCTACCCAGGACCCTATGTTTGTGCGCTTCTCCAATCAGGAGGACATCAACAGTTTTGTTGAGAGTGCGACCAACACGGCCGGCGGACAACGGCTCACGGATGGCAATCACATCGTCTCTGCTGACCGTTCCAGAGGACAGATTCTCATTTGGACAGATACTGCTTTGCACGGTATGCAGTACATTGGTCCTCCCTACACCTTTGGATTCCAACAGCTTGGCTCGAATTGCGGCCTGATAGGCCCACATGCCTCTGCGGACGTAAACGGCGTGGCTTTTTGGATGGGCAAGGATGCCTTCTTCATGTTCGACGGAACAGTGAAAAAGCTTGCATGTACGGTGCAGGATTACGTATTTAAAGACATCAATGTTGTCCAAAACACCAAAGTAAATATTGGTGTTAATACGCAGTTCAATGAGGTCACCTGGTGGTATTGCTCATATACCTCTGACTATATTGATAGATTTGTCACTTTCAATTACCTAGAGAATGTCTGGTCTATTGGAACTATGGCGCGTACTGCATGGACGGACTTGGGTACTTACGCTAAACCAACTGCTGCTGAGTATCTCCCGAGCAGCACTGAGGCCACTATCAGCACAATCAACGGGCTGACAGCAGGTCGCTCTTTGATATACAACCAAGAAGACGGCAAGAATGGCAATGGAAGTGCTATCACTGCGTATGTGAAGTCGGGCTACTTTGACATTGGGGATGGGGATCAGATGCTGTTTATGAAGCGTTTCATTCCTGATTTTAAGAACCAAGAAGGCAACTTGACCGTGCATTTATTGTTGCGTCCCTATCCACAGGCAAGTGCAAGCCCAAGCTCTTTGGACCCATACATCATCGCTCCAAACACAGAGAAGGTGGACACGCGTGCACGAGGAAGACAGATCAGTTTGCGCATTGAGAGCAGTGATGTGGACACCAACTGGCGCTATGGAACGTTGCGTGTTGACATTCAGCCTGATGGTTTGCGATGAGCAAGATTACCAACGTTCGCCTGCCCAACGCATCGGCAACCTACGATGCGTCGCAGTTCAACCAGCTTGTTCGTTCGCTTGAGCAGATCATTCTCCAGCTTAACAACACTTATACGCCTACTACGAGCGACAACTTTAACCAGGCGGTTTCGTTCTATGAAGGTGGAGGCAGTAACCTGGCAGTCAGCGTAGGGCAAAGCGCTTTGCTTCCTCACGGAGCGTTTCACGACACGACTACACAAACCGCCGCCGCAGTTAACACAGCCTATGCGGTCACGCTTAACTCGACGGACCACACCTATGCTGTTTACATAGGAACTCCCACATCTAGGATTTACGTTGATGTGGCGGGTGTGTATAACTTTGAGTTCTCAATGCAGCTTGACAAAACAGCAGGCGCTACTGGTATTATTTTTGTATGGGCACGCATTAACGGAACAGATGTTCCTGCCAGCGCCACGCGACTATCAATCCAAGGTACGGCGGCAGAGGTTGTCCCAGCATGGAATTTCTTGTTGGACCTCAATGGCGGGGATTACTTTGAGTTAATGTGGGCAGTAGATGATGATCGCATTCGTATTCAAGCAGAAGCGGCCACGGCGTTTTGTCCCTCCATTCCATCCGTCATTTTGACTGTTACTTATGAATCGGCACTGGGGTAAACATGGCCAATAAATACTTCCGAAAAGTACTGATACCAAGCGCGGCTACTGAGACGTTAATATACGCGGTTCCTACAGGAAACATGACAATTGCAAAGTCGCTACGGGTGACCAATGCCAACGCCGCACGGGCCACGATTACGGTTTCTCAGTATGATGATGGGGCAGGAGCAGAGCATTTCCTGCTCAAAAGTTACATCTTGGCCCCCAATGCGACCATTGATGTATTCAATGGCGTCCCGTTAGTTTTGGACGATTTGGACGAGCTCCGGGTGGAGTCTAGCGTTGCAACCGTTCATTTCTACTTATCCTATCTAGAGATAGACAGGAACTAGTGAAATGCGACATAATTACAGCCATATTCGCGTCCTTTCCCGGCGCGCGGCCCACGAGGCCTTTGGCAATAACTGGAAAGGATAATCATGGCTAATGAAGGCATCATGGCGGCTCCCCTGCCCATGCAAAAAAAGGAACCTCCACAGGGTTACGTCTCAAGTTTAGACGCGTATAACGCCGCATCCTCTGCGATGCAGGAGACAGACCCACAGGCTTTTAATGAATATAAATCGGCTATTGGCCAAACTCTAGGTGGGTTAAATTTAAAGCCCAGTGAGATTGAAGCTTTTGTTACGCTACTTGAGTACATGTTGCAGTACCCCGAACAGTACGGGGAAATGATTCGTCAAGGTATAGAAGCGGGCGCGATTGAGGAAGGGGACTTCCCTGCCCAGTTTGATCCAAACTTTATTTCTACGATGCTTGCTGCTGTAAATGAGCAACGCATTCAACGCGCACAGAACGTCGCCCCAGAGGCCATGGCTCCCGGAGCACAAGAGCCTATGGCAATGAATAATGGTGGTCTCGCCGATGCTGCTCGGGCGCTCCAAGAAAGAGGACGCCACGGCGACACAATTCTTGCGCATATTACTCCTCAGGAAGCAGAAATGCTACAGCAGGCGGGGGGCATGGGAACTCGCAATCCATACACAGGATTGATGGAATATGGGTTCTTTAGCAGTGTATGGAAAGCAGTTACTGAGCCTGTAAAGGCGGTGGTGAACGTTACAAAAGAGATAGCCTCAAGTCCTATTGGACGCATCGCTTTAACAGTGGGTGCGACCATGCTTCTTGGACCGGCTGCTGCTGGTTTTAGTATTGGTACTGCGGGCACGGCCGCGCTTGTGAGCGGCGGTATAACGGCCTTGACTGGCGGTAATTTAACAGACACTCTTAAAAGTGCGGCCTTGGGCTACATTGGTGGCACTATCGCTCCTTCGCTAGGGGAATATTTGCCTGGTGCTGCGGGAAGCGTATTAAATCAAGGTTTGACCGCCGGCGTGCTTGGCACTGGTTTTGGCCTGGCCTCGGGCATGTCCCTTAAAAATGCGATAAGGACAGGAGCAGTCAGTGGCCTTACAGGCGCAGGCGTTGCATACGGTCAACAAGAGGGTTATTTTCCAAAGTCCTCTCCCTCACGGCCCCAGGATGTTCCAGTAGAAGACAGGTCTATTCCTGTGGGCGACAGGTCTATTGCAGAAGGAGGTATTCCTGCTCCTCGAGTAGAAGCTCCTGGTCCGGTGCAGGCCGTAGGAACTGCTGCAAGCCAGCCTGGGACCACCGCATCTGCTACTGGCTTACCTCCTCCCGCAAATGTGTCTCCTCAAGACTTTCAGGCTGAGTACCTTAGAAGTATTGGAATGGGCCCTGATTCTGTCAGTACTGCTAGTCTTGGACCTTCACCTAGCAATGTTGGAATTGAACGTGATGTGTTAGGCATGACGGGCCCTATGGACACTGCACGACAAGTAGCCAGTACGGGCATTGACACTGTAAAAACCGGGTACGACAGAGGCGTTGATGCTCTAAAAACTGGGTACAAGGAATATCTCTCTCCAGACCGCCCAAGTATCCAAGCGGAAAATCAAAAGGCTATTCTTGAAGGAAGTAGAGCACGCGCGGAGTACGTACGAGCGGCCAGAGCAGAAGGTCTTACTCCGACTACGGCGGAGGCAAACGCTGCTTATGAAACCGCATACAACGCAAACAAACCAGGTATTTTTTCTAAATACATGCCATTAGCAGCAGCAGGTCTAGGGGTTACAGC